CAATACAGGCATCAATTTTACAAATATAAGTACAGCTCCAATCATTGATTTTAAAGCTAATTCTGTTGAGTCTGCTGGACGCATAAGAGTCAACGAAGCTAGTGGTGGCGGCGTCATGCAATTCGCCACCAAAACCACTGGTGGCACGATTACCGAGGCGATGCGAATCGACAGCTCGGGGCGGTTGATGGTTGGGACCACTTCGCCTGGCCCTACAGCTGGCAAGCAACTAACAATCGCAGATTCAGCTAACGCTGGTATTACTATTCGTAGCGGCACTAATGCTGGTGGCGCAATTTTATTTGAGGACGATACAGCAGACAGAGGTGAAATTCAGTATTCGCATAATGGCGACTACATGCGATTTAAGACTGCTGGCACCGAGCGGATGAGAATTAGTAGTAGTGGCACCATTTTTTTGGGCACATCAAATTCAACACATAACACGATTGCTAACACAAGTCAAACTGCAAAACTAGAACTTAGCGGCGGTGGCGGTGGCTGTGGAGTCATTGAACTTTATGGAGGGTCTCACGGATCTAATTCAAAAGAGATCCACATGCATACCAACAGTGAGCATCGGGTCAAAGTATCTCAAGCAGGACAGTTTACTATTCATCCAGACAGCTATGGGTTTGGTGTTCGATCTCAAAATGTAAGCAATTCAACAATCGAAGCGTTTTTTGTCGCGCATAGTTCTACCAACCACAACAATGGAACTATCGTTTACGCTAACTATTTGAATGGCAACGTTGTAAATGCCAACAACTCTTACGGTCAGCTTTCAGACGAACGGCTGAAAGAAAACATTATTGACGCTCCATCACAATGGGACGACATTAAATCTTTGCGGGTTCGTAAATACAACTTCAGAGAAGACACTGGATATGAGACTCATACTCAAATTGGATTAGTTGCTCAGGAGGCTGAAACTGTTTGTCCTGGCCTCGTCCAAGAAAATTCGGTAAATGAAGGCGATGTTGTTCTGGATGGAGATGGCAATCAACTTGAATCGACCAAACGAGTAATCAGTTCTGTTCTCTACATGAAAGCCGTCAAGGCGCTCCAGGAAGCACAGACCAGGATTGAAACGCTTGAATCACAGCACGCCGATTTGCTGACGCGTGTAACCGCACTGGAGGCGCAATAGGTAAACTTCACCTGCAAGGACTTTCCCAATGTCTACATCCACCACAACGTTCACCTGGGCCGTTGGCACCATGGATCGTCAGCTGAGCAACGGTGCTGTGCAAACCGTGCACTACACCGTTTCAGCTAACGATGGCACTTATGAATCTGGTGCGTATGGCAGCGTTGGCCTTGACCAGCCTGAAGATGATGCAGATCTGACTGCTTACTCAGAGCTGACCGAATCTTGGGCAGTTGCTGCTGTGCAGGCCAAGCTTGGTGGTGCGGAGAAAGTTGCTGAAATCGAAGCTGCGCTCCAGGGGGAAATCGACAAGCAGCGCACGCCTGTTACTGGCTCTGGAGTTCCTTGGTGATCGAGTTAAGCTGTTGTTGATTGCTTAGGTCAGATGGCTAACGTCAAAATTACAGACCTGGACGCTATTACGTCAGTTGCCGATACTGACGTGGTTCCGGTTGTTGACGTTAGCGCTGACACAACCAAGAAAATTACAGCTGCCAATCTGTTCGATCGGCCATCCGGCAGTGACTACAAGATCGACGGCGCGACTGTCATCAACAGTACCGGCCTAGGCTCAGCCGTTGTCAGCTCAAGTTTGACGTCGGTTGGAACGATCACGTCGGGCACTTGGAACGGAACTGCAATCGCATCCGGCAGTATTGCTGACAACGCAATTACAGCGGCCAAGCTCAACAACAATGCTGTAGAAACTGCCAAAATTGAAGATGACGCTGTAACTGCAGCCAAGTTGGCTGATACGGCTGTAACAGCAGGAAGCTATACAAACACAAGTTTGACCGTAGACGCGCAAGGCAGAATTACTGCTGCATCAAACGGTTCTGCGCAGGTTACAAGTTTAAATGATCTTTCCGACGCAAAGACAACTGACAGCGGCGCTGCCGATGAAAGCATTTTTATTGGAACAGATAGCGGCAGCTCGATAACAGATAGCAATTCAAACGTAGCGATTGGCTACAAAGCCTTGGAGGATGCTACAAGTGCTGATCAAGGGGTAGCTATTGGGTCTGGCGCGGCGTTGGACGTTACAACTAACCAAAACTTTGTGGTTATCGGGTACAACGCAGGGCAAAACCAAGTAGATAGCTGCGTTTTTATAGGCAGTAGAGCCGGGCAAGATACTACTGGAAGTTCAAACACCTTTGTAGGCGACCAAGCAGGACGAGATGCAACATCTGTAAGTTCCTGTACGTTTATTGGCAGTGGCGCGGGAGCTGGCATAAGCAGTGCCACTAAGCCGACAGGAAACAATAATACCGCTGTGGGAAATGTAGCTTTGTTTTCTCTTCAAAACGGGGACGACAATACTGCAATAGGCTATAGTGCAGGAGCAGGCGTTACTGGCGGAGATAATAATACATTTGTTGGAAAAGAAGCTGGCCTTTTTGTCACAACTGGAGGCAATAATGTCACAATAGGCTATCAAGCAGGAGACGCATTAACCACCGGCTCTAACAACATTGTTTTGGGCGCTAATACTGCTGCTAGCTCTGCAACAGTAAGCAATGAAATCACATTAGGTGATTCTAATATCGCAACTTTGCGGTGCAATGTGCAAACAATTAGCTCTTTATCTGATGCACGCGATAAGACTGATGTTCAAGAGCTGCCTGAAGGTCTTGCATTTATCGACACCTTGAATCCTGTCAAGTTTCAGTGGCAAACACGCGATGGCAACGGCAAGGATGGAACGTACGAAGCTGGCTTCATTGCTCAAGAGCTGCAATCCGCGCAGAGCGAAGCCAACGCTGACTACTTGGGCCTGGTGATGGACAGCAATCCTGACCGTCTTGAGGCTTCCTACGGAAAGCTCGTTCCAATGCTTGTCAAAGCAATACAGGAGCTAAAGTCCGAAGTGGAGCAGCTCAAAGCCAACGCAGCATGATTTCTGCTGAAAGATTGTTCCTGTGTTGGTCGTTGCTTGTCGCCTCTTGGCCGATGGCAATCGTAAGCACAGCTCACATCATGTATAGCGCTGGCTACTCACAAGCACAGCGTGATTTCCCTGCACAACAGCAATGCAACGACCTGATCCGATGATTGCCTCCAAGCCAGGGGCTTCTGATGTGCAAGCCATGGCCGCTCGGACGTTATGGCTCGAAGAATTGTATTTCCTTGATGGCCGTGACCAAGTGTCACACCCTCAATATGGTTTGTTTACAGGTCTGGCTCTCAAGTATCAGAACTTGAATTCAACTGACGGCATCTGATGGCCAAGTCATTGAGCGGGCAAAATTTTGTCCCTAGCAAGCCAAAAAAGACACGTCAAGGCAATGGATCACATTCCAAACCGTCCCATGGACGGAAGAAGTATCGTGGCCAGGGAAAACGCTAATTCTCCTTCCAATGTTCAAACTTCTCATTGCGAGTGGTGTCGCCGTTTCAGCAGCTGTGCTGGCATCTCCTGCTCAAGCCGACTGGTACGTCAACCCTGAGCTGAACGTTGGTGTCGGTCTCGATTCTGGCGTTGGTTCAGGCATTCTCGAAGGTCATGTTGGCTATGACTTCGACAACGGTGCCTACGTGCAAGCTGGTCCTGCTGTCGTCTTCCCTGACGCTGGCGATAAGGAAGTTGAGCTGACTGGCAAAGCTGGTATCAGCGGCGGTCCTCTCTACGGCGAGGTTTCGTTTGGTACGGGTGACGAGCTTGGCCTTGGTTTCAAGACTGGTGCCAAATTTAGCTTCTGAGCTATAACTCAATCGTCTCCTCACACAGACGGCAAGGAGCCCCCGTACTTGTGCAAAGCGCGGGGGCTTTTTGTTGGCTGAACAACTATGCAAAAGGTCTACAACCTGCTTGGCGTTCTTGGCTTCGTGATGTCTGGAACGATGGCTGTGATGGGCGTGTTGGCTTACACGCGCGTTCCATCAATGGTCAAAAACTATGCCAGCGAGCTGAAGCTAGAGCTGACGAAGACGATTCTTGAACAGGTGCCCGTCCCAGAAATGCCTGAGATGCCAAAGCTGCCAACGGAGACAGGCCCTGCAATCACGTCACCATTTTAGTGTTGGCCGTTGGATCGTCGTCATGAGCTTCAGGCCCGAAGCCTTCAGCCTTGATTTTTGCCATATCAAGTTCTGGCGCGGGTGTTTGAGGTTTTTGGTCAAACGACGCCAACCATTCGCGTAAAGCATCACCAGTTGGTGTGCCTTTGGGCCATTTAATCCACTTGAGGATTGCTTTTGGATCGGTGAATGGTCTGGCGGATTTGCCGCACAGTACGGTGTAGACGACAGGCGGTCCTTCACGTCTGCGGTTACGTTCAATCCAAAGTTGACCTGCTGTAAACCGCTCTGACTTCATGGAGATCCGAGAGATCGTCGTGCCTGAG